TGCTCCTGCTCCTGCTCCTGCTCCTGCTCCTGCTCCTGCTCCTGCTCCTGCTCCTGCTCCTGCTCCTGCTCCTGCTCCTGCTCCTGCTCCTGCTCCTGCCCCCGAACCTGAACCCGAACCTGAACCCGAACCTGAACCCGAACCTGAACCCGAACCTGAACCCGAACCTGCTCCTACTACTCCCAAAAAGTCATATTTTTGGACCTATGTCGGAATCATTTTTGGAATTTGTTTTGTCGCATTTTTATTATGGTTAGTTAAAAAATTTATTTCTAAATCAAAAGATATCGTGAGTGGAAATAGTGAACAGGGAGCCCACCTGCTGGGGGATTCATCTGGCTATTTAAGTTTTGATTTAGTAGAATAAATATTTTAAAAAATATAATATTGATAATAATATGTTTGCTGAATATAATTATGATAATTTTCCAGTAGTATTTGTAAAATTTTCAGAAAATATTAATTCTGAAAATGAATTTGATCAGTTTTTAAATGATTGGTTAATTCTCTATCATAATCAAGAGGATTTTTCATTTATATTTGATACACGCAATATGAAAAATATAAATATTAAATATGCTATAAAAATGACTTTATTTATAAAATCATTAAGAAAACAATCATATCATTATTTACAAAAGAGTTTAATCCTTGTGAATGATAAAAGTATAAGAAGATTATTAGATTTTGTATTTACATTACAATCCCCAGTAGCACCCGTTTATCTATGGTTAAGTGAAAATGATTACAATAAAGAATATTTAATAAATACATTAAATACTATCAATAGAGTAGATTTAAAAGATGATATGATTTATATTAAAGCGAATAGTTCTCTTATTCCGTTTTTATAAAATTTAATAAATAACCTTTACGAGTACCTATTTGAGTAATATAATAATAAATAAATAAGCCATAGAAATTCTTAGCAACGATATCTAATATATTATAACAAGTATTTTTAGGAACAAGGGGCATCATTGCTGAAATACCATATAAAGACCAAACTGATACTAAAAATGCGAATAATTTTTTACCTCCTTCAGTATATCTAGCATATTCATCATAAATCAGTTTAAATGATAGACCAAAGAATACAAATCCTATAGATACACCTATTTTCTTATCAATAATATTTAATTCACCTAATAATCCAAATACTAACATAAAGAAATTATAGGAAACTATTTTAATAATGTTTTCTTTATGATCTTGTAGAAATGTCCAAAAGTTTAATGTATCTTCATTCGCTTCTTTTTTTCTTAAATATTCCATAAAAATAATTGTGGATACAAGCATGGTTGGTGTTGTAATAAACCAATCAATATAACGACGACTAGTCATCTTTCTTAAATCTTTTAAGGCATAGATTACCCAGATATAAAATATTGCTTCAACAAATTGAACAAATGCTTCTAAAACAAGGATATCTTTTAAGATAAGATCTTCTATTGCTAACTCATAATTTAAACCATCTAAGGAAAGAGTAGTCGTTAAGAACTGAACCCATAATGAAGCATAAATAGTTTTCTCAACTAATGAATTATTTATCATATTAGTTTATAATAGATAAAATTTTTTATCATTATTTTAATATGAATAGTGATACTGAGTTGAAAGAAGGAGAACATCAAGATTTTATTAATTATTTGTTTTCAGATTCACCTAGAGAAAAGGGTGAGGTTAAATTAGAATTACCTTTGAACGAACCCGGTAAAAATTTAGGATTACATGAATTTGAACAATTATTAATGATTTTTGTAGATGGTTTAAAATATTTTTATGGTATAAACGGTAAAGTTGATATTCATAAGTTGACTAAGGAAGATATTCAAAAGGTAAATGAATACTTCTTATCTATGAATTATGAAGTTCAATTAGATATTTTTCCTACAATGAATGAATATATATTCAAACATCCTAATTATTTTAAAGACCAAAAGCATATTACAAATGATATTATTCTAAAAGATTACTATTATGAAGTGTATGGAAAAGATAATTGTGTATTTAGAATTTCTTTTAAAAAATTAGTTTAAGTTTAATTTAAATAATAAATCATCTTATTAATTATGGAAGAATTAAATACCCCAATTTTCGCACAAGCTAAGGTAGAATATACATCTCAGCTTGTTGATATATTATATCCTCATATGTTTGATGGTGTAAAAAGTATCTATGATGAATCTAAATTATTATACGGTAGAAAGAAAATGCCTGTCTTATTAATTTTTAGAGAGCTTTTAGAAAAAGTTCCTATATGGAATAGTGAAATTATTGATTCAGAATGTAGTCGTATAGTTAGTAATAGTAGTTGTGATTATATAGATGATTTAATTACAGCAGTATTTATTAGTCATACTAAAATTTTAACATCAATAGGTCCCAATAAGAGCTTTCAAAAGATTAATGTAACAATACCTAAAACATCTACTTTCGTTCATAAATGTTATATAAATACAGCAAGAGAATTATGGAAAAATCCTTATCTGTTTAATGAAAATGTTCCTGGTCACGAATTTCAAAAAAACAATAAAGAAATTGAAAGTATTATACAAAAATGTATAGAAAATACAATTAGAAATAGTTTGCCTATAAAAGATATCTTAAAAGAACATTTAGAAGGTGAAACTGATAGTATCTTAAATCAAAAAGAAACATTAAAACAAATGTTAAGAGAAGAATTAAGTAATTTAGTCCCTCAAAATGTTCAAAGAGAAAGCGGACATACGATTCATCAAGGATCCGATGAACTACAAGATTTTATTTTAGTTGATGAAGAAAAAGATTCATCTGAAGAAATCATTAATGATTCACCAGAAGTAAATATCTCTAAATCAACTCTATCTAGTATTATTAATGAAAAAGAAGAAAAGATAGAATCAGGGCCTACAATAGTTAAAGAAAAAGATAATATCACGGATTTAACTGATAAATTAAATATGATAGTTGAAAAAGAAAAAGATATTCAAAGTGAATTAAAAATAGAAACATCTATAGAAGAACCGGGCACGGGTGAAAAATTCCCCGTTTCAGAAGATCCTACTGATGCCCAAGTAGAAAAAGCTTGTAATGATATAGTTGTAAATGATATTACAATACCCGTAGATATTCCGGGTGAAACTCCTTTAGAAACGAATAATTCATCAAATCCAGTCGTGGAAATAAAATATGATAATGTTGATATTACAAATGATAAAAAAGAAACGGTAGATGAAGATAAATTAAAGAAATTTATGACAAATATGCAAGCACCCAGTGAAGAAGTTAGTGTTGTTAAAAGTGATGTAATAGCAACACCTATAATAAATCCTACACCACAACCAGAACCTGCTCCTCAACCTGCTTTTTCGTTTGATAATTTATATCCAAATATGAATAATAATCTATCAACGAATAATGAACCTACAAAATCTGTTAATGATCCTATCGTGAAACCATTACAGATAATAGAAGAAAATAAAAGTGTAAATAATCCTATTCAGGAACCTAAATCACCACGTAAAGAAATGGTAGCTGTTAAAAATGAAGATGATATTGATGAAACTTCTTCCTTGGCAAATTTCTTTGATGATATGAAAAAAATTGTTGAAGATAAAGGCATTAAGATAGAAACAAATAATGATAAAATGTTTACTCTTTTTGAAGATGCGAATGAAGTAGAAAAATAAGTTTATTAATGTATAATTTATTATTCTCTTTTAATAAATGTTTGGTCATTGCTTATTAGTCGGGACAGGTATATCTATGGTTAGCACAGGTTGTTATGCTTTGATCACTGATGATAAATATGATTCACGTGATCGTAAAAATGAATATTTAACTATCTTCAGTATTATTATTTTTATTGCTACAATTATGTTGTATTTTTTTAATAATAGTTCTCAAATTTTAGTGAGTGGTGGGTCTATTGATGTTAGTGGTTCATCACCTAAAATGAATAATTATACAAAACCACCATTTTAAAAAAATATATTATATAATATAAATGCTTACTCAAAGAATAACTAAAAGAAGAACTAAAAGAAAAAATACTAGAAAGACTAAAAAGAATAAAGTTACTCTTGAATCACAAAAAAATTTGGTATTGAAAATGTTAAGGGAATTAAAATGGCCTAAAACAGCGAGACCTAATGTATTAAGACAAAGTCATGTTATGTCTGGAAAATCGGGTTATGAAGGTTTTGTATTAGGAATAGTTACTTCTTGGGCTGGTAAAGGATCTAGAAGTGGTTATCGTAAAATGTTATCTATGAAAACAAGAGAACCTAAATATAAAAAATTATTTAATGAATCTAAAAAATTAATGAGAATGAAAGATCCTAAATTTAAATTTACTTCTATTCAGTATAATAAAAATCATAGAGCAGCTAGACATAGAGATGCTAAAAATACAGGTATATCTTATATTGTTGGTTTAGGAAATTATACCGGTGGTGAATTAACTATCTTTGATGAAAATGAAAAGAATCCAGTAAAACATGATATTAAAGGTAAATTTAATACGTTTGATGGTTCTAAATACCCCCATGAAACATGTCCTTTTAGGGGTGAAAGATATACATTGGTATTTTATAGTAATTAATTTATATTTTTATAATTTATAATATAAATTATAAATGTCTAGACGAGATCTGGGAAAAACTGAAGTAACAGAAGATGGTTATGATACGGTGGGATCAAAACCGGGACAGTTACCTCCACCAATGGAAACAGTTGTCTCCTCCGGTTATGAGACGGGTTATGAGACGGCGGAATCAGGACCGGAGGAGACAACTGTTTCTATTTCTGGGGCGGAAACGCCAGCGAAAACAGCAGACGGTTATGAGACGGCGAGACCAGAACCGGGACAGTTACCTCCACCAATAGAAACAGATGATGGTTATGGGACGGGTTATGAGACGGCGATATCAGGACCGGATGAGACAACTGTTTCTATTTCTGGGGCGGAAACGCCAGCGAAGGATCCATTCCAACTTTCTATCGAAGACGGAGCCGAAGACCGAGGCGAAGACGGAGCCGAAGACCGAGCCAGAGACGCGCGCATAGCTAAAATGCAAGCCGAATCCAGAGCCCGAAAGATAGTCGATGAAGAAAACCGCGCCGCAGCCCTAAAGCGTGCCGCAGAACAAGCACTGTACGTAGCCGAAGCCCAAGCCTTTGGCCGAGCCCAAACCAAAACCCTACTCAAAGCCCGAGCCGAAGCCGAAGCCAAAGCCAAAGCCGAAGCCGAAGCCAAAGCCGAAGCCAAAGAAGATTCATCGACCATGGAAGACCTTGGAGGAGGAGGTGGTAAAAGAAAGAAATCTAAGCGTAAATCTAAGCGTAAATCAAAGCGTAAATCTAAGCGTAAGAAATCTAAAAAGCGTAAAACGCGTCGTAAAAGGAGATAAATTTATAATGTATAATATGATTTCCTAGGAAATAATTTCTTTTTTATCCTGTATGATTTAAAAATATCATTCATGATAATTTCTCTCGGTAAGCAATTACAGGCGTCTTTAGCAATACTCTTATAAAGATAAAAATCATCTGGCATATCACAAAAACTAATATCACAACTATTTTTACACATATGATTTAAAAACTTTAATGATTCATCAGAATATTCTTTATCATTTAATTCTTCTAAAATTGTCATACTTAATCTACAAAGATCAAAATGATAATTTGGTTTTATATATTCTCTATCTCTTTCTATTGTGAATTGAACCTGTTTAGGATGAGTATATTGACCACCCGCTTCACCATAATCACTAAAAACATCATTCATATAAACTTTTTTCCGATATTTAAATATTGCTCTACCAAAATCTATAATCTTAAAGATGTAACCATAGGTAGGAACTCTAAAATAGATATTATTATATTTGTAATAAAGATATTTACTTTCGGTTTTCTTAAACATTACATTATTAATATGTAAATCATTATGAGTAAATTCGTAATGTTTTTGTAGATAAGTTAAGGCAAATGATACCTGAAAAATACAAGATAATAAAACTTCTTCTTTGATATCTTTGTCTAATAAATCTTCAAGCGTTCCTTCTAATTTTTCAATAAATAATAACTGAATTGGTATTTTTAATAATTTTGCGATGCAATCATCAAAACTACTATCTTCACATTTTTCATTTGATGATTCATTTGATGATTCATTTGATGATTCATCACTACATTTATCTATGTAATCGGACATCATATTGATATCATCTTCATCTAATTTTAATCTCTCTTTTTCTGAATCTGTTAATTTATCATCTGAATTATTTGAATCACTTTCTGAATTATCATCTGAATCACTATCAGATTCATCATCAGAAACATATATTTCTAGTTTAAATCCTTTATCAATATTTTCATTAAAACATCTATCATTTTTAATATCATCGTAATCTTCAGTTAAATCATAATTATAATCACCGATACCGTTTACTGAACCATAATATAGTGGAAAGGATGGACTTTTTTTATAATGTGTTAAATTTCCAAATAAGAAACTACATAATACATCTATATATGCTGTATTATTCATATCATTAATTTTATGAAAAGTATTATAATTATAATTACTTGGTAAATGATAATTATTATGATTCACTAGATTATAATTATTGTTCACTACATGAATGGGATCTAAAATAGGAATACTTTTACAAAATAATTCACATTCAGTTGTAGAGTTCTTTGATTCATTATAAACATTCCCTCTTAAAAACATATTTGAATTATAATATCTACTTTTAGTAATTTCTAAAACTTCTTTGAGATAATAATTTCGTTTCATATCAATTTTATGATTTGCTTTAGGTTTATTATGAATATAAAAATATAGCGAATAAAATGGCATATAAAATTGTAAATTATTCATATCTAAAATTCCCCTGATTGAACTATATAATTTTTTATAATCACTCGTTTGCCACTTATAAAATTTAATTTCAGAATTCATATTAATTGAGAGTTTTACAAAAAATAAAACTTTTAAACTTATGTTTAAATCATATAGATTTTATACATTATATATATAATATGGAAATACAGTTAAAAAGATTTGATATACGTGAAATTAAAGATGATAAAGTTGTTGTCTTAATAGGAAAAAGAGATACAGGGAAATCTTTTTTATGTAAAGATATTTTAGCACATCATACAGGTATTCCAGCGGGTCAAGTTATTTCGGGGACAGAAGCAGCGAATAGTTTTTATGGCAAAATGGTTCCTAAATTGTTTATTTATGATGAATTTGAACCGGGTATTGTGGATAGATTATTAAAAAGACAAAGAATGATGATTGAAAGATGTAAAGATTGTCCATCTACAGATCCAAGGGCATTTCTTGTACTTGATGATTGTCTTTATGATAATAGTTGGACTAAGGATAAAAACGTTAGAAGTTTATTTATGAATGGACGTCATTTTAAGATTATGTTTATGATTACAATGCAATATGCATTAGGTATTCCACCCAATTTAAGAACGAATATTGATTATGTATTTATATTAAGAGAAAATTATGTTTCAAATAGAAAACGTTTATATGAACACTATGCGGGTATGTTTCCTAATTTTGAGATGTTTTGTCAAGTAATGGATCAATGCACAGAAAATTATGAATGTTTAGTTGTTCATAATAATGCGAAAAGTAATAAATTAACTGATCAAGTATTTTGGTATAAGGCCGAACCACATGATGATTTTAAATTATGTAGTCCTGACCATTGGAATTATTCAAATGAAAATATGAATAATGAAGAAAATAATAATAATATCATAGATAATAATAATAAAAAACAATATAATATCACTAAAAAATGGAGTTAAACTTAAAGATTATTTAAATAATCGCTTATCTTTTCGTAACTTCTATGGGGAAAAGATTCTCTATTCCCATCTTTTTCGATGAAAAGACTAGGGAAACCTTTAACACCATATTCTTTAACTTTATCTTTATCTACGTCTGAATTATACATAATTACATTAACCGTTTTTCCATTTATAGTTTTCCCATCAAACTCTGATTTTACTTTTTCATAATCAGGTAACATACGTTTCGAATGACCACACCAAGGAGCATATATGAGAATAAGATCTACATTACCGCCACCTGAAGGACTCGGTTGAGATGAGGGAGAGGGCATTATATCCGGACCCATAGGTCTATCAGGACCCATAGTTGGTCCAGTAGGTCTATCGGGCCCCATAATACTTCCCAAAGACTTCTGAACATTTTTAAATACCATATCTAAAGGCATGAATCCTGGATTCCATACTTCATCAAATGGTTTAAAAATCATAGCATCTTGAACCATTAAACCATTCTTCTGTTGAATCATATTTTTTTCTACTGGTGGTTTTCCAGCCATTACTTCCAATGCTCTTTTAGTAGAAGGCGTTGGTTCAGGTTTCCTTTGTCTTAACTGAATACCCACATTTTCATCCATCTTAACACCTTGACCTTGATTATCACCTTTATTTACCTGTAATTCATTATCTGTTTCACTACCACCAAATTCCGCAAAATTAGCAAAACCACTTATACGATCTTTTAATAAATAACAGAGACTGAAACCAACGATAACAAAAACAATCATTAAACAAACATCATCATCACAATATTTCTTAACCATATTAACAATATCCTTTAACACACTCATTTATAATAGGTATAAATAAAATATTTTTATAGGAAATATTTAATTTGAAACATTAAATTTAATATAAATCTTTTAACTTCCAATATTCAAAACCGTTTCCATAAGGTCTTTTTATAATAAAGGGAATACGTTTTTCATTAAATTCTTGAACTGCGATATCATAAGCATTTGAGAAATTTTCGGGGTTTAATATATATATTTGACCACCACAATTAATCTGATTTGCTCTTTCTGAAAGAACTCTACATTTTTCATATTTAGTCAATATTGGATTTGTTTTATAATTACGCTTATATTTATTATATTTTCTTAATATCTCAATCATTTTTTGATCATCATTTTCTTCTACAACAATTTCAGTGACATCATATTCATCTCCAGTATATTCAACTTCTTCATTAAATTCTTCTTCCATAATATATATTTGTTATAATGATATATATTAATTTTAAATCAAATTTAAATAAATAATTTATTTACATTTAAACATTTCCACAATCACCAACATGTTGATCTAATGTATGTAAAACTGTATTATCACCAATTCTTCTAAATGGTTCAATAGCATTTTTCTGAGGATCAAAAAATAATGGTTCCCAACGATTAATACCTACTCCTTTTAATTCAAAAGCATTATTTGTTAAACGACTACTTATCTGATGATAACCACCATCTTTAAAATTTAACATACGTTTTTCTTCACCTTCTGCACCAGGAATATATTGTTCTTTAGGATTATTACTTAACTTTCTAGTAATATTTTTTAGTTCACTATCCGTATCAAAGAAATTATCATCCATTAAAGAACCACCATTCTTTTGTAAGATTAAAGTAGGAGCCCACGGATAACTAATCTGATTTCTCTTTTCATTTAATCTATATTCACCAGGTGAAGAAGTAAAACTATTTGAAAGAGTATTTATAATTCCGCCACTATCTAAATTATTCATATTATATTATGAATATTATAAAAAAAATTTAATATTAAGATTTAGTATTTAGAATTTATCATTGAAAAGTCTTTTCCTGACATCTTCTTAAATAATCCTGATTTCTAACCATCTGTCTAGTAGGTAAACCACCTCTAACCCAATCTTGTTTAGAATCTTCGGGAATAATATGTTTATGATCTTGAACTTCGGTCTTTAATTTAGGAATCATCGGTAAGAAATAATTACCAAAAGTAACTTCTGAAGTTCCAATACAAGGTTTTTGATCTCCCGTGAAATCACCTGGTCTAATAATAGATTCTGTATCTACATCATAATAACCTTTTGTTAAATTGGGAGTAGTCGCCGAAAGTCTCTCAAACACCTGATTAATTTGTCTATCATTTGTTAACTTCGTTTTATCTTGTCTCAATGTAGAATCATTATCTACAAGACAACCTTTTTCTCCCGACCATCCAAAACCACCTTTTAAATGAATACCCGGTTGAGATGTCTGAATACTTTGAGCTTCTTTTAAACCACATTCACAGGCAAACTGGTTATCTAAATGATAATAACCCGGTCCCTGAGACTGCATAACATCTAAATCCATCGTTAACTGATCAGCACGAATGCTTGCTTTCTTAAAAAGTTGAAATTTATCAGGTTGTGTTTGAGCATTACCACAATTATGTAGTTGAGGAGAAGGATTACCAGCAACATATCCATTGTATCCATTATTTCCTAAAACTTCTGTCATTTATAATATATATATTGATAAAAATAAAAAAAATATAAGAATTAAAATTTATCCACCTCCTTTAGAACCGGTGGATCCACCGGGTCTACCATTAGCACTTAAACAAGCAATTTTATTACCTTCTTTACAAGTAGGTGGAGTTCCATATAACCACTGAGCAAAATTACCCTGATCATTTGGAACTCTATTTCCAGGAACTGTATAAAATTGCCTTTGACTATTGTTTTTACCAAAGATATCATTTGCATCTCTGTATAAATCTTCATTAAATAATTCTTCTACTCTTCTCTGAACACCTTTATTATTATAGGAAGGACAAGATTTAGGTGGCGGAGGTTTATCTGAACCATAATCAGCTAATGTAGGATTCATAAAAGGATTTTCTTTATCAGGGATCCTACATTCTGTACTCAAATCATTTATTTTTACTAAATCATCTATATTATCACTCATAGATTCTTTTAAAACCGCATCATTGTGAATATCTTCTTGTTTATACCATACCATCCATGTAATACCCATAACAATTAAAGGGATAATTAAATATTTTTGTTCTTTTTTCATAAGATACATAATAATTGTATAAAATATTGATAATCTTACAATCGCATTTAACTTTCTTAAAATATCAAATCGCTTTGAAGGGAATATTTCTGTAATACTATCTTGTGAAAAAAGAATAGTGGGGTCATTATACCAAAAAGGAGTTGTTATCATCTTTTTACTATATCTTATAAAAATAAATTATTATTAAAATTAAATTTATATCTATTATTTCATTTATCTATTATTTTTCTTCTGTTTAATCTTTTCTCTTAAACGACGCTGTTTTTCTTCTCTGGATATTTCTTCGCCATTACTCGGTCTCGGTGTATCTCCTGTATCCATACTATTTTCACCCGCCTGCTGTACGCCTTGCATCCCTTGCATCATATTTTTAAACATAGGATTATCACCCATTTGACCCATCATACCTTCTGCTTCCTTTTTCAAACCTTCCTGACTTAATTCACCGTTAGACATCTTTTGTTCCATAACCGAATTTATATTATTAAAAATAGCACCCATTTTATCAGGGTTCATTAATTGCGCCATTAATTCCATAGGATTACTATTTTCATCTACTGAACCAAACATGCTTTCAACGTCTAATCCCTGAGCTACTTCTTTTGCTATTTCACCAATACCACTATCCATTAACCCTCCTAACATCTTATCTAAATCATTTTCACCTTCTTCAGATGTCCCTTTACTCTGAACCTCTTCACTTAATTTTTGCATTTTTTTTATATCTTTTAAAGAAGATTTATCAATCTTATCTCCTTCTAAAGCCGCGTTCAATGCTTCACTACTCTTCAAGTTTATACTGATTAGTTGGAATGTTTGAAAATATTTCCATATACTTTCTCTAGTTTTGTTTGAAATACTCTTTTCCCATAACCGATTAAATTGTATTTCTTCAAGAAATTCAACTTCTAAATCAAAGAATTCTAAATTCTTATCAACGATATATTTTTCATAATCACCTATCAACTCTAAGAATCGTTTCACTTTAGGAAAATCACATAAACATTTTGACCCATCAACTAAACAATCTTCATAGTTCCTGTATAATGAATTCTTTATTTCAGGGAATACTTTTGATAAATCACGGATAAAATCAGAGAAAAGACTGAATAATTTTTGTTCAACCTCAGACATATTTATATTTAATAAAAGAATTTTAATATTTTAAATAGTTTAACGCATTTTAGATTTTTTTCTACTTCGTTTGACCCTTTGTTTCTTTTTTCTTTTCTTTTTACGTTTAGTATGTTTTTTCTTTTTAAGGGCCATCCCCACGTTAGAGAGATTAGTAAACACATCAAATATTTCTTCCAGGGTATAAGAAGAATCTTCGCCCCATTGCTCAAATTCCTTTCGGTCGCTGAACTGACTTCGTTCAGGTTCACGCCCACATATTATGGTAGTCGCTTTTTTTTTCCTCTCATCTACTGAATATTCAACATCTTTTATTACATCTATAACAGATTTAGTATGAGGAGTTAGCATGCTTGTGGGAGTCGCGACGTGGGCAATCAAATCATCTTTAATAATGATTTCACCATATACAGCTTTAATTCTTTTGATTAGGGAATTAAATTCTTTTTCATAATCACCCCCCTTTCCAAGCATCCATTCATTAACAATTTGAATAGCATTTGCATAAGGATTATGTCCACTATTATAATTATGCAAATACATTAGATAAATCGCACCTGCGATAATTTCTGAAGTATCATTATCTTCAAATATATCAATAATAAGTCTCGTTATATTTTCTTTTGTCATTAGTTCAGCATTTTCTGGTGTACCGTTTTGAAGATGTAATAAAGCCCGTGCGCCCTCTATAGTCGTCATTCGTCGAAGTTTTGGACGCTCATCTAAACTCGATAAGTTAACTAGTATATTAGCTAAACCTATTATTTCATCATTTATCGGAAATAATTCCATCTCTGGTTCCATCTCTGCCCCAGATTCCATCTCTGCCCCAGATTCCATCTCTGAACCCGGTTCCGCACCAGCTCTTTGGATTATATTTGCTTCTAATCTCTTTGCAGAAAAATGAATTAATTTGGCAATTACTGTATCTTCTCCTAAAATTTCTTCAATCGCTTCTGGATCATCTCCTACACTTTCACATATAGTATCTTTCATTATAGATAAAGATACATTAAAGTAGGCATCATTTTCTTTTAAATGTGTTATCAATGGTTGTAAATTTTCTCGTTTGACTGTTTCAATTGTATATTGAATCCATTTCTCAACTTGTTCTTGTACATGAAGTCCCGGATATTTAGTATTTAACATTTTAAATATATCCTCTTTATATACTGCTCGGAACATATCACACCATATATTGTTTTGTTTAAAAAGTAGAGTTCTTAATAGATTTTCTAGATTTTTTTGAAGTATATCATCTTTAACTACAATTGAGGGCTCATTAATATCGGTCCACTGGATTAAAAATATTAAAAATGGAAATTCGTTTTTTACCATATTACATTCTGTATGAGACCATGCGTATGAATATGACCAACATTTAAGTTGCCAAGCTTCATATTCACGCATTAAATTTTCTATCTTTTCCTTTTCACTTGGATAAGCATTTTTTAATTTTTTAAAATAACGAGTTATAGATTTTTCTGGGGATGTTGCACGTTTCCCACCTTTATAATCACATAGACCACAAATTATAGCCATCATTAATACTGGAATAATATGTTCACATTGTCTTCCAGTCCATAAAAAGCTTGTTTTCTGTTGATTTTTATCATAATAAAACCCTGAGTTTACTAAATTTTCCATTTGTAATTTACATATATAGCAAGGGGTTTCCCTTGTTGGTCCTCCTACGCTTTTTTTACATTGAGAATCTGGATCTGTTAATTCATATAAGGCTCTCGCATTTTTAGGGACATTCAAACCAATTTTTCTTAAATTTTTTAATGTACCATTAACACCCTTTCCAAAGTAGAATTCATTTGTAAGACCATCCGATACGAGTGGGGATAATGGGGGAGTGACGGCAAATAATGGAGTATTTTTTTTTTTTAATTAATCCATCATATCTTTTTTGTGCAGCCTGAAATTCTTTATTTTCACCTGAAGTAGATTTTGGAGTTCGAGTTTTTTGAATTTTTGATTTGCGATTGGCGCGTTGAGCGTTGCTACGAGAATTCCTCTTTGGGGGCATTTAATAATATATATTTTAAAATAAATTTTTTATCTCATCATATTTCGCCCTTAGCCCATCATTGGACCAGGTCCTTGACCGCCCATTCCAGGTCCTTGTCCCATAGGAGGTCTCTGTCCACCCAATGGACCGGGTCCTTGACCCATGCCAGGTCCCGATTGTTGATTCATCATCTCACCTCTTTCTCTTTGCATTCTTTCTAAATCATTATCAAAACCTTTTCTTTTTTTGCTTAATTGACTATCTTGTGCTTCCATAGATTTCACTTGAGAATGAATATCATCTGAAGCACCTTCTAAGAAATCATAACTACTTTCCATTTTATATGTGCGTTTAGTATAATCATCATTTTCTTCAGTAATCATACTAAATTCAACACCTGAACCACCTAATCCCGATGAACCACAATATCCTTCTAATTCACCCTCTTCATTTATCCTACATTGTCCCTGATCAGATTCATTTGTTTGATTATTCTCTACTCTTTGTTCTTGTGCTTTCTTTCCCTCAACTAATTTACCGAAATATTCAAATACAGTCTGACCACTTATCACCTGATTATTTATCAAAATTGATGGAACTGTCTTAACATAATTAGGATAAGGTTGTGTATCTACATTTACCACATTAAATAAAGGTTTTAAAAAAGAATGCTGTTGAATACCTATTAATATTTTTTTACAATGCTCGCAACGACCACTAATAAATAAAACTCTATCAGACATTTATTTATTAATTGATAATAGTAATTTTTAAATGATTAAACTTATTAAAATGCATCTTCATCTTCATCTGATTCAACATCTTCTATCGATGTGGGAGTCATTCCTTTTTCTTCTATCGCTTTAATCGCCGCTTCATCTCTTTCTTTTATTTCTCTCAAAATTTTTACTGTTTCTGCGTCTAATGCTTCATAATCTTCACCATATAATAATTTCCATAATTCTCTCGATGAATGACGTTCTGTATGATTTCCTAGTAAATTTTTAATAATATCTTTCATCTCTTGAGATATTCCATCATTACTATCTAATAATGATAAATTGATTGGCAATTTATTAAATAATAATAAATAAATAACAACTCCTAAAGCATACATATCTTTAACTTTATTATCTGACGGAGAACTAATCGTTTCATTTTTTGTGTAACCTTCCGTTCCTACATAAAATCCGTATTTACTACTTTCAACAGACCCCCAATCAATTAAATGTGCTTCACCTGTTTCTGGTTTAAACATAATATTTGCTAATTTTATATCACCGTGAACCAGTTCTCTATCATGTAAAGGTATTATATATTTTAATAAATTCATAACTATCTTCAATGTAATATCTTCCCTTGTAATACCAATATCATCCAAATAATCCTGCAATTCTATCCATCCATCTACACTATCATATAAATCCATAACAATTACATATTCACCTTTAAGCACCCCTTCTTTTTTGAATTGTATTAATCCTTTAGGATATTTTCTAGCATTAAGTATTTTAAATTTAGATGATTCTCTTTCGAATAAAGCTTTATTTGAAAAATTTTTAATGATTACATTTACCCCATCCATCACTGCTTTATATAATTTAACTGTTCCACCACTTCTACCAGGATTACCCTGTTTAATTAATTGTATAATTTCTAAATTTTCTAATTCTTCATACACCCCACCTCTTTGTTTCTTAATTTTCTTACTAATCTGCCATCTTTGAATACCTTTCTTATTTACTACAATTTTCCACATATTATTATCATTACCTTTTTTTATAGTTCCTACTTTAAATTTTGTAGCTGATTCAATAGGACCTTTTCTACCTGTGGATTTCTTTTTAGTTTTATTTACTTTCTTTCTCTTAGTCTTTCTTGGACTACCTTTAATTTTATATTTACCATCTAATGATTTGCCTATTAAAGATAAATAAACTCTTTCACCATCTATACTTCTCTGAAAATCTATTTTAAAATCTAATGTTTTTTCACTCTCTTTACCTGTATCTTCATCTTCCCACAATCCTTTCCAAGTAAATCTTAAAATAAAATTCGTTCCATCGTATTCTTTAACTTTTACATTTTTACCAGGTTTTTTCACATCTATCATAACTTTACCTGAATATTCCTTAGGCTTACTATAATAGATAAACATGAGCTTATCACCTATTTTAATTTCATTTTTAGTATATTTTTTACCATCAACATGTATTAAACATTTCTTGATTGTATGAAAAGACATAATTAATATAATATAGATTAAATTTTAACAAGTATATAGTTTACCATCGATTTGATATTTCCAATATTTTTTGTAATCTTTTAAGACACTGTCTACCGATGAGCTACCGACCTTTTCATATAATTGTCTATATCCATCAAAACTATTCCCAGCAGTTAAAATAGCTTTTACTGAATCATCATTATTCGCTTTTTCTATCATGGGCAAACAATATTTATTATGAAAATCTGAACCTCTTTGACCTTTATAAGAAGGCTCAACGGACTTTATCTGATAAGAACCATCTTTCATAATGAATACATATTTTTTCATGTTTGACATATCTGTCCATAACTTCTCTAGAGGTTTATTTTTACCTTTTGCAATAGAATTATTCATTTTATGACTTTTCTTTTTTATTTTTTTTAATTTTCTACCGCCTTTTTGTGTTTTCTTCTTTTTTCTTTTAGATTTATTATGTTCATTTAATTTATCAAAATCAAACTCTTTATTTTTTAAAGCATCTTTATACCATCCTGTCATATATTTTATTTCACTATCATCATGATCAAGTATTCCTTCACAATCATAATTACGTCTCAAAGGATTTAATTTTATATCTTTTTCGGCTTTATTACATATTTTCATATATTCTCTTTTTATACTAGATGGGGGTTTAGGATTTTTATCACCAAAATCATGTTTTTCAATATAACCTTTCTTCTTTTTAGATTGGATTAATTTATCATATTCAGAATCTACTTTTAGACCATAATCTTTTGTAGTCATTTGACCTAATGATCCAAATTTACCATAATGAGTTGTTATTTTAGTGCCATTTTTAACGATTCGCCAAAATTTCCTTGAATTACCACTTTTATATTCAAAATAAGCTGAATTATTATTTGTTTTCTTTTTAGATTTTCTAACTGTTCTTTTCTTAACCATATTTATATATATATTATTTATTTATTAATCTGCATACAATGCAGGAAACCATCTTTTTGAATTCTCTAAATTTAGCGCCATATTAAATAAATTAAACTGATAATCACCACCTATTTCACTACTGGTTCGTTTACCCTGTCCAAAATCAACTAGATACAAATTTTCTATTTTTCCATCATCAGTAAATTTTACCATTACATTTTTAAAGGTTGCGTCATTATGTGATATATTATATTTATTAAGAATATTCAATACTGAAACTAATAAATTAGTTAAATAATTATATTTCATAGAATATTGACTTTCACTTGCTTGTATTTGTTTTATCATTTCATATGGATCTGTGGAATCTATAACGATTTCATCTACATCAGACCGCCTAGACCATTCCTTATATAAATTTATTTTATGCATATTTTTTTCTTTTAAATCTTGAAAAACTGTATTTTCATCAATATATTCCATAACAATAACATATCCTGCCCTATCTATTTGGGGTATTTTACCTCCATATTTAGCGTTCATTACTTCATAATTACCAGAATCTTTAATTTCCGGAATAATAGCTTCAGGCAAGTGACTTAATATTGTTTCATATTTATCAGGATCAACAATTGTCATATTCTCCATTAATCTCTTAAATTCTTCTTGAAATTCAGATTGTTTTTCTTTTAAAATATTAGATGCTTCTTGTTGAAGTCTTGTTTCTTCCACAGCGTCGTAATGTAAATTCTTAAATACCTTAAATAAAACTTTTTGTTCATTAAGGAGTGCAGTATATATTTTTGCTGTTGTACCTTGTTCGGAATGTAGTTCAAACTGCCCTATATTTACAGCCCCTGCACCACCGGGAACAGCTCCAGGAGCAGGAGCAGGAGCAGGGGCAATAACAGGAGCAGGAGCAGGAGCAGGAGCAGGGGGGTATCCCATTAATGACCAAATAAAATCCATCCCTCCCCTCATTCCCTTCTTAGCTTTTCTCTGTTTACTCTTCTTAATTGTTAACCTCCTGGTTCGCCTTGTTTTTGATTTCTTTTTAGTACGTCTAACTTTTTTCTTTGTAATATGTTTTTCTAAGAATTTTAATAATTTATCAATTTGTTTTTCATCTTTTGAAAATAAAGCGATTTGATCTTTAAAATTATGCATAGGCCCCCCTTGATGTGAACCTCTATTTTGATAACGAATACTTAAGCCATACATCTTTGTAGGTCTTAATTTCCATCCCAATGATTTTTCATCATGAATTAATTTTTTTACACTTAATAATGAACCATTAATATCTTTTGAGAAACCAGAAAATAGTTTAGATTGACCAGTCATAACAATTTTATTTTTCTGTTTGGGAACACTTATAATTTGTATTTTAATATCACTTAATTTTCTATAAACATCAAATCTACCTGTATAGGCGCCAATAACCTTACTCATTTATATTTGTGTTTATTTTAAAAATTTGATTATTTAAAAATAATATTATAATTAAAATACTATAATATGAGTGAAGGCATGAAATTTACTCCCAAATATTCTGATATTCGTGTTGAAGATGATGAATTAAGATTTGTCTTATCAGGTGATGATGGATATGGTTTTGATAAATCTTTAGTGAATGCTATTCGTAGAACTCTTTTAACAGATATTCCTACAGTTGGTTTTAATTTAACTCCTACAGGTGAGGGCAACGATTTAATTATGGTTAAAAACGAATCTTCATTACATAATGAGATGTTACTTCATAGAATATCATTTATGCCATTATATATTGATCCTGAAAATTATATGAGAAATCATCTATTTGAATGTAAAGTCAAACATGATAGCAAAGAACCTTTTAAATTTGTAACAATGAATGATATTAATATTTATCCATTAAATGAAGGTTTAAGTGAACGCTTAGAAAAACTATTCGATGATTCTTATGATTTATCTCCCGATGATGAAAAGGTTATTCGGGATAAATTAAGTAAAACTGATATAGATAATTATGATTTTAAGAAACCGTTATCACAAAAAGAAAAAGATAAGATATTTAGACCTTTTGAATTTAGAGGAAATAAAAATTATTGTTTAATTACTGAACTAAAACAAACAAATACAGAAGATAATTATCAAGAAATACATTTTTATGGAACATTATCAGTAGGTCATGGATATGAAAATTCTAAATTTCAAGGTGTATCACAAGCGACCTATTCATTTCAGATTGATGAAAAATTAGTAGATAGTGTATTAAGTGAAAAGATTCAAATTGAAGATGTAGAAAAAGATGATATTGAAACTTATTCACGCAAATTTAAGTTAAGAGAAGCAGAGAGATATTTTCATCGAGATAATATTGATGAACCAAACTGTTATGATTTTAGTCTGAAAAGTGTTCATTATTATGATAACAGTAGAATTTTAAAAGTTGCCATAAAGATACTTTTACAGAGATGTGAAAATTTAAAATTACAAATGATTGAATATTTAAAAGATATGCCTAGTATAGTTTCGGTAGAAGAATACAAAGAAAATATTTATCATATTGAAGTTGAGAATGAATCACATACATTAGGTAATTTATATCAAAGTCATATGATGAGATATATAGTAAATGATAAATCATTAATTCATCTTTTAGGATATAAAAAACCTCATCCATTAGAAGATAAAATATTATTTATCGTAGCATTAAATCCTAGTCATAAATCTGTGGTTGGAGATGAAGTCAGTAAAATAACAAATATGTTTACATCATTAATAGAAGGTATAGATAGTTTAATGAATGATATTCGTATTTTATCAAAAGTTACAGAGAAAACATTTTAATATTTTCTTCGCTTAGTTTTATGTTTCTTTCGCTTAGTTTTCCTTTTTTTCTTTTTAGATTTTCTTTTTTTCTTTTTAGATTTACTTTTTTTCTTTTTACCTCCCCCCAACTGAACATTAACTTTCATTAAATAATCACTTGGGAATATTCTAAAATCCATATTTTTATTTAAAATGTATCCTCCACACCAACCATTTCCATAGTCTATGGAAACTAAAACTTGATCACCAGCTATAATAGAACTTACATTGTATCTAGTTTGAGTTTCAGTGGGATTATAATCTTCTAATACCAATGCAACATAACATGATTTTAATTTTGCAGTAATTTCGTCTAATATTTTAATTATAATATCCACATTTAACGTGTTTTCATCATATAAAATTTTAGAGAATGCGAGTTTCTTTTTTGCAAACATCACATTAATCCATTCTTTATTAACATCATTTATTATTACAGGGAGGTATACTTCACCATCCATCATGATATTAATAGTAGGTGGCACGGTCCCTTGATGTATCATTATATTTAAAAATATACGTATATTATCTTTTTTTTTCACTATATCATCCACTATTATTCTCCAATTATAATCCTTAATATGGGGATTAATAGTTGAATCCGCGAATCTTATGCATCTTGTTACTTTATATACCACAGCTGTATTTGATATTTTAAACATTAGAATAGTATCTTTTGGAAAGTATTCGCAACTGGGATTAGGACTTTCTTTTATGTTTCTTAACCATTCTGGATCTAAATATTTAGGTATTTCCATTATATATATATTTTCGTATAAAATAATAAATATAAAAATATATATTAGTTATAATGAGTGAAGATACAATTAAGAAATGTAATTTTTGTCGTTTAGCAGATGAATTAAATACGGAAGAAATTCCTTTTTGGTCTAAAAGGAACGAAAATTATTCTCCTTATCCAAAGATGGTCAATTGTGATTCTAACTATAGTCTTAAAAATGAAAATTTAAAAGATATTTTACCCGAATTAGATGATAATTCATTAGAAGCTCATTTAACACTTGGATCTGATAATAGCAACAAACATATTTTTTATTGGGCAGCAAATCCACAAAAAGATATTCATAAAATTTTGGGACCCGAAGAAGCTTATGGTGATTATGAAAATCATGGTTTATTAAAATGTGATGATAAAGGTGAAGTAATTTTAAAATTTAATCCTCCCCAACCTTATAAAGAAAATTCCAAAACAAATCCTAAACATATTCATTATCTTTTAGAGAGTAGCAATCAAACTTGGATGCCATTAAAAACTATTAGAATTATTCAGAGTGTTTCATTGGAATATTTAGATGAACGGATTAAATCCAAAGATATGATAATCTTAAACGCATTACCTGAAAAATATTATAAAAAAGATAAAATACCTGGTTCATATAATTTACCAACTGAATCATTAGATAAATATACAAATGAAAGTAAATGTAGAAAAGTTAAAAATTTTATAAAATCTATATTAAAATATTATCCTAAGATTGAAAGTTTAGTGAATGATAAACATTTAGCGCTTGAAGATATTCCAATCGTAACTTATTGTGCTCATAGTAAATGTGATGCTTCCGAAAAATTAATAGATTATCTCCATGAATGTAAATTCAATAATACCCAAGAATTTAAAGGAGGTATTGAAGAATACAATAAAAATAGATCTTTTTTTACGGATTCAGATGATTCCGTTGAAGAAGATGTTGAAAAAAGTGAAGATGATATAGATGATGAAGATGTTGAAGATGTTGAAGATGTTGAAGATGTTGGGGAAGATGGAGATGATATAGATTACGATGAAATATCTAGTGAAGATGATGATGATTATATCGATATTATACACGAAGGCGTGGAATATTCATATTTAGATGGTATACTATATGATGAAAGTTTAAATCCAATTGGTGAAGCATCTGTTAAAAATGGTAAAATCACGGGTATGAGCGAAGAATGCGAAAAATTTCATCTAATGATGAAAGGAAAAGAGGAAGAAGATGAAGAAGATGGACATGATGTAGAAACAGATGAAGATGAATCAGAAGATGAACCTACAAGTGAATCAGTAGAAAGGGATGAATCATCTGATTCATCCGATGAGGATAGTTATGATGAATATTCTATTAATAAACTAAAAGGAGGTAAAGGAACTTTAAGAATTATCTTAAAAAATATAGCTAGTAGAGAAAAAAATAGTTATACTTATGGAAATATTAAAAATATGAAAAAAGATAAATTAGTTGAAATCGCTTTAACTTGTCAAGGTAAGCGAGTTTGTAGTAAAAAAAGCGATTATAAATACAAATCCAAAGATGAAATAGAATCCATGGATGAAAAAGAATTAAGAGAATTATTAAATAGTATGATTAATCGCGAACCAGGTACATTTAAATATTCTGAAAGTAGTTGGACAAGAGAAAAATTAATCCATTTTATATTAACATGTCAGGGTTCATCAAAACCCAGTCAAATAGGCAAAACTTCATTTGTTGGTGGAGGATGGTCATTATAAGATTTTTATTAAACAAATGTTTTTTCAAACTTTTTGAATAAATATTCAAATCTTCGATTATTTAAATGATTAAACATTTCAGAAAAATGATAATATTGTTCTCTTCGTAAGACTAATTTTGGATCCTGATTATTCCATTCAGTTAAACCACCATAATAATCTAAAAATTCATCTTTCGAGTAACATTCATTATCATACGGATCAACTCTATATTCTAAAGGTGGAATTTCTACAACTAATTCTTTATCAAAACATACACTCTTTTCATCATCTGTATCAGGATAATTAAAATTATCATTTCTATGAATTGGTTCTTCATCTAAAATATCCTTGTAAAATTCATCATTTAAATCATCTTTAATATATAATTCATCAGGAGGTTCACGCTTTAATAGATTAGGCCATCCACAAAGAGGTTCAAATCCCATATCAAATGGTTCATCATGTAAACATTCATCCTCCTTTGTTAAATCAATATGAGAAGGAATATCTAATAAAGAAGTTGTATGAATATTATTAATATCTAACGGGATATTTAAATTATTCCATACTAACATATTTTCACTATTGTAAATCATTAGATTAGTTGCCATACCTTCATAAAGACGATAAATTGTTAAATATTTACCATCACCATTGACACATCGTAAATCATTAAATTCTTCTGAAGTAATATTATGATTCATATTATCCATATGATAATCATTTGTCTTAGACCATACAAACCGATCATCTAAACGAACGAGAGCATAAATATCATAACCATTAGTAAGATTTTTCATCTTTCTGTAAATTAAACTGTTTGTGAAAATTGCTTGATCATAAGAAATATTATCAAGAAATTTGTTGTTAAGACTCATATTGTAGATAGTAATAAAATATAAATTATCTTTAAATTAAAATTTATTAGGTGGTCGTTGTAGGTGTAGGTGGGTCACATAATGCTAAACATCCGTCTGGTGTATCTTTTTCAACAAAACATTTGCCGGAAAATAATTCAACAGCCCCCCCTGAAATACCACTTAACATATCAGCATCGCATTTATAAACTTTTTCATCTGTGTAATCATCTTTAAATTCCCATCCAGTCCCCGCCGAATTCTTGGCAATATATTTACCTTGTGAACCTGCAACTCCTGTCCACCCAGAATTACAATGATAATGACCACCTTCAGTTTTTTTCAAACATTCGCAGAAAGGGGGTTTATTGGAGGCACTGTAGTCTGGGCAAGCAGGGTTCTCGGAATCACCAGCAGCAGCACAAGTGAATATTTTAGTAATATCAACAGCGCTGGTAGGAGGGACCGCATTTGCATAATCTGCTGCACTGGATTTACCAATCACCCCTGTAGCACCCCCAATAGTACAAGAATAACCAGTATCGGGAATGTCTTGAGTAGAATCATATGATCCTGTTTCAGGGAGGGTATAAACTATTCGATTAGCGCCCGAACCAGTGGTAACTGTATTTGCGGAGTTGTCTCCACCAGTAAATATCCCCTTATCAGTTAGAGATACAGAAAACCCTTCCACACTAAACATACAAAAGGCTAATAAACCTGTAACGACTAACAACATATTTCTTGTCTTTTCAACCTTCTGATTTAAAGCAACATAACCCAAACCGAGTACTAAAAGAATTTTAACAATGTTCATTTATATTATGAATATTAAAAAAAAATAAGAATAAAAATTAAAATTTAATATAAATAGATATCTAAAATTTCTGTAATGAATTCTGAACACGTTTCACATTCATATTACAACTATTCACTAAATATTTATAAATACCATCTGGATCATATTTAGATACACTAATCGGTAAATTTTCTAAATCTATCTTCCCATCAAAGACTTTAAATAATCCCCGCGAAGCAATATATTTATTTTTAAATTCTTCGGGTATAATTATCTTTTCATCTGAATTGATAAGATTTTCTATGGTTTTATACTTTTGAATGTATTTCATTGCTCTAACAGGTCCTACTTTAGGAATAGTTGGACAATAATCGCATCCACATAAGATACACATATCAATAAATTCATCATGATTCATTTTAAAATCCTCTAAAATCTTCTCAAAATTAAATACTGTAACTATATCGGGTCTCTTAATACTCTTGTCAATACAAGTTCTGAATAGCTGTGGGCATCCATAAGAAAGAGTATCCATATCTTCTGTCATTACACCATCAACAAAACCTAAACGACATAATTCTGAAGCATATGCTTCCGCTTCGCCATCCGCATGAATATAAGATACACCCATTAAACTAAACATATGTTTAAGATCATCAATATATTCTTTCTTGATTCGGATAGTTCCTTTTTCTAACGCTTTCTTTTCTTCTGGATTTTCTGTATTTTTCAACTTTTCTTTGCATTCACTTGCTTTCTTGTTTCTTTCTTTAATACAATCACTCTTTTCTACAGGGGGTTTTCCATCAAAGATATAAATAGGTGTAATGCCAAATGTTAAGAGCTGATTCGTTTTATAATATAAGCCCTGAATATGACTTACAACCTTACCTTCGCTATTTCTTAGATAATCTCCTTTTGATCTCACATTCATTAAACTCTTATAAAGAAAGATACTCGTATCAATAGCAATACGTTTATCTTTCATTGTATAAAGACCTTTATGCTCAATAGATTGAGGCGAATTCTTTTTCACTAGTTGGGTTAATCCTTTGATACCCATTGTGAATTATATTTTTAATTATTATTTTAAATAATTAACATCAAATTTTAAGTTTAAAAATATCATAAAAGATAAATTATTATTATATGTCATTTGAAACTATTACACGTAAATTATTAGATTCAGTAAAAAAAGAAATTAAACGAGAAGAACATATAGATACAATTAATAATGATATTATTAAACCGATTGTTGATAAAGTATTAGAACAATTATATCCTTATTTTTTCTGTTTTAGTATGATTATTGTATTTATAGTTGTTTCTGTATTTGTTATACTATGTTTAAATGTTAAAATTTGTTATTTTTAAATTTGATTTAAATATTATATTACTAAATTAAAATATATTAAAGATGGAAACTAAAATAGTTCAATGGGTTCAGTGCGATAATCAAATCAAAGAATACAATGATAAGATGAAAGAAAAAATTGCACCTGTCAAAGAGATGCGTGATAAATTAAGTGATGAAATATTAAAAGAAATTGATATAAGTAATGTTGAAAAATCACAAATACCAACATTTAATATTCAAGCATTAAATACAAGTATTGTTCCTACAGTAAATAATAGTTATGAAGGATTTACTAATAAGTTTTTATCAGATTGTTTTACTGAATATTTTAATTCAGAAGAAAAGAGTAAAGAATTACTAACATTTATGAAAAATAAACGTAAGGTTGAAAAGAAGTATTCATTAAAAAGAAATCATTTAATGGATCTCAATGATTAAATAAATTTAAAATATAATGTTTTCACATCTAAATTATGATTAATTAATTTTTTATCTTTTAACATAGTTAAATTCTTTAATATTTTATCAAATAATATTTTTTGTTGTTTTATTCTTTTTGATAGACTGAATATATTCATATAAATTATCATAAGCTTTTACAAATATTTTATGAAAACTTCCCATATCACATTCAGTTTTTATAGTCATAATATCACTTATAATGTATTCTTTACAAGTTATATCTTTCCACGATGGATCACTATTATAATTATGATTAATACGACTATGAAATAAAAATATAATTTTATCTCCTTTATTTTCGGTAGTAAAGTTTATAAAATTATGTTTTGGATTGATTCTTATACGTTTAAAATATTTATATAAACTATCTGAAAAGTTTTTTTTTATGAATTGTTATTTTATAATTTGATTTATCTTTCTTAACTGTTTTTCTTTTAGATTTCCTTACAGTTTTTCTTGCCATATATATATATATATATATATATATATTCATGTCTTTTCATATTAATCGTAGTCATAATTTAGCAGATTATTTAAAAGATAAGGGATGGCATAGTGCTACACCCGAAGAGTTATCAAAGTTTTCTTATTGGGATACATATTCAGCACCTGAAATAAATTCTGAAATTAAAGTATGGAATAAAACTGGATTTTCGGCGATTGTAGATTGTCTTTATAGTTGGCATAAGAGGTTAGAAAAATTAAATTTAACTCATTTAGCACCGTATACGATAACTGATTGGGGAAATAAAAGATTATTAAATAAAGATTTTAAGGATGGTGATTTATGGTTTTTTAAACAAATATTTGGAGTTCATGGGAAAGGTATTAATTTAATATCTAGTTATGAAGATTATCAAAAAATATTTCATATTGAAGATAAAAGTAGAGATATTCAAGGTCCCTGTTTAATGGAATCATTACATCATGAATATATTTTACAAAAAGGTATAAGAAAATCTCATTTAATTAGAGGTGGTTATAAATATAATTTAAGAGTTTATTCATTAACAAAAGGGACAGGAGAAACTTATGCTTATAATGATGCATTATATTATTGTACATTATTTCCCATAAAATATGATAATAAAGATTGTCTTGTAGGTAAAAATAATAAAGTCTATCCTTTATCTATAAAAGATAAAAGAGATAAAACTTTTGTTCCTAAAAAGCAAATGAGAAAAAATGTTCATGTATCTCATTGGAAAGCAGATGAAGAAGGTATATTTAATATTACAGATACGCGTAAAATGGGTAGATTAAGTGAATTACCTCAATATAAAACGATTATGAGAAATTTATTTCAAAATATTAGAGAAATGTCTTTATTGTTTACTGATATCCTTGAAGAATATAAATCTTGCGAAGATAAACCATTTCACACTGATTTAAATAAAATATATCAAATATGGGGATCGGATTATATCGTTTGTGAAGATTTAAGTGTAAAATGTTTAGAAATCAATGCATTCCCTATGTTATCTCATGGTGATCCTCATAAAGGTCAAATGGGGTCTAAAAAAAGACCTCACGAATTAAGATTTAGAAAAGCAGGTTTTGATAGAGATTTAATGAGATTATTCGGATATAATTTTGAAAATACAGATAAACCAAATAATTGGATAAAATTAAATCATGAATCTATGAATAAACCAATTGAAAAATTACATTTACAAAAGATAAAAAAAACTACAAAAAAGAAATCTAAAAAAGAAAATCTAAATAATAAGTAGATGAAAGAATATATAACAAGAAGTATAAAATCTAAAAGGAAAGATAAATATACATATGGATATTTAGATATGAAAGGTAATCATATAAATATGTCTATTGTGAAACGATTATTAGAAGGATTATATATACCACCTGCTTATAAAGATGTTAAGATAAACTTAAATAAAAATGGTAAAGTTTTAGCGATTGGTTATGATGAGAAAGATAGGCCTCAATATATTTATAATAAAAAATTCACTGAAAAAAATAAAGAAAAAAATTTTCATAAAATGATTGAGTTTGGTGAAAATTATAAAAAAATGATGAATAGTGTTAAGAGAGATTTGTATAGTGAAGGAGAAACGAAAGAAAAACAAATAGCTATGGCATTAATGTTAGTAATAGAGTGTGGTATTCGCATAGGTTCCGAAAAATATCGCGATGAAAATGAATCGTTTGGTGCTACGACTCTAGAATCGAGACATATAAAAACTAACGGTGAAGTTGTGAGCGTTGATTTTATAGGTAAAAAAGGTGTAAAAAATACAGGTAAATGTAGGAGTAAAAGATTAAGTCGCAATCTTCGCATTAAAAAAAGAACATTAAAAAAAGATGATCCAATATTTACTTATAAGAGAGGTAACAAATGGTATTCATTAAAATCTAGTGATGTCAATAAATATTTAAAAAGATTTGGGAATTTTACAAGTAAAAATTTTAGAACTTGGATAGCAAATTTAAGTTTTATATCTGAAATATTAAAATATGAAGTTCCTAATAAAGATAGTGAATACAAAAAAAATATTAATGGGGCTTTACAAAAAACAGCACATAAACTGAATAACACATCAACAGTCTGTAAAAAAAATTATATAGATCCATATTTGATTGATTTATATATGAATGATAACAAGGGATTTATTCAAAGTTTTAAACACGCTTCTACTAAAGATGAACTGAGTGAAATTTATATTAAACTTTTAAAATCAAAGTAATTCTATTAATCTAGTTTCCACGACCATTTACCATTTACTCTGGTTCTTTTTCCAACTATTTTATCGGTACGTTTTTCTTCATTGTATTCATAGACAATTTGTTCGGGATTATCTTCTTTAAAAACGAAATAATGAACACCTTTCGTTTTAACCTTCATTAAAGTTCTAGATTCTTTTTCAGGTTCCGATTCTTTTTCAGATTCTTTCTTTTCAGGTTCTTTCTTTTCATGTTCTATCGGTGAAGGTGGGTTAGATGGTTCTGGTTCTAAATGAGGAATTGTTTCATTATCTGATGAATGAATACTCCCCCCTGGAGAAGGTTCCGATACTTGTTTTTCTTTTATATCTTCATATACGAAATTTGGATTTTCTTCGCCTGTTTCTTTATCAACTGGCTCAACTAATTCTGAAAGTGTGATTTTTTTTTCTTCTTTATTTTTAACATCTTCAATAATATTATCAATCTTTTGTTTCTTGATTTCTTTATTTTTCTTATGAAATTCTAATAAACCATTAAGGCGCTCAATTTCCCTATCTTTTTCAGAAATATCTTTTGATAGTGTTCTTACCATATCATGTCTATTATTTTCTCTATCACATTCTTCTTTTAGTTCTAATTTAGAGTTTAAATCATCAATAATTTTTTCATAATCACAAACTGTCTTCTCTAAACATTTAATGCGATTATCTTTTTCTAAACTACTACTTTCTAAACTACGAATATTACTAATCATGGTTCTCATTTCTAAATCAGTTTCACATTTAGATTGTATTTTAGTTTCATTCATTCGGTTATATTCATTATAAATTTCATTGAGTAAATCTTGGATTTGATTTTTCTTATCACAAATATCCATTTCTGTCTAATAATTATTTACTTTAATTTTTTAAATAAAAAATCAAATTTATATTATAGATGGATTTTAATTTAGAAGGTGGTCATGGTAATTTAGAAGGTGGTTATTATGAAAATCTTGACGGTGGGGCACAAGGCGGAGCAGTAGGTGGTGCGAATGGTGGCGCAAGAAAAAGAATGTATAAAGAAAAACATTGTTCACCCGGTGAAAATGATGTAGAAGGGAGTTGTTTAGATGATGATATTGTAATTAAAGTTGGTAAAGCAATCAATCGATTAGCTGAAAATAATAAAAAATTAGATAAAGTAGATTTATCTAGGGAACCCGAAGATATACACGGAGATATATGTCAACAAATAAGTAAAATATCTAAATGTTCTTCTGAAGCTTGTTGGCAAAAAATAAAATCATTAATGAAAGAATTAGACCAAGATAAAGAAGAATTTATAGATAGTTTTAAACCTCAAATGCCCAAAGAATGGGTAAAAGATTACAATGAATGGTTATCTACCTTTGAAATAGAAGATTGTTTAGAACAACATTTAGATGCCGATAAAACTTTTTATTTTTATGGGGCAGTTCCTATAGATTTTTCTAAATGTTCGGTTAGTAATTTATGCTCTTTTGATATGAAAAAACATATAGATAAAGGAGAAACTAAAATAGGTATTGTTTTTAATACCGATCCCAGTACAAAAGATGGCCAACATTGGATATCTTTATATATGGATTTAGGTAAACATAATAATGATTATCCAGGTATTTATTATTTTGATAGTTTCGGTAGAAAACCTCCAAATGAAATAAAAGAATTAATAAAATTAGCTCAAGAACAGGGTCAAAAATGTAATTGTGAACCTTATTATTTTTATAATGATTATTCATATCAAAAAAGAAATTCACAATGTGGAATGTATGCGATTCATTTTATTAAAAAGATGTTAGAAGGTTTATCATTTGAAGAATATCTAAATACGAAATTAACAGATAAATATATGGTTGATTTAAGAAAAGATTATTTTATAAAACTATAATATAAATTAAAGGGTGGTGAGGTAGGTAAAGTTGTAATGCTGAAAGTGGTTATATCAGATATACAAATGATTGTAATAGTATTTATGGATATTGTTCTGGGCACTCGATGATAGAAGTGATTGGCATTGTAGGCAGATGAGTTATGGAATAAAAGGATATCAAAAAGGGTCCCACTGATTATGGTTTTGAACACTTAAAAGAACAAGAACTTTCATTCCGACAAAAATTATTAAGTGTGGGGAGAATTAGAGCATTTAAGAATACTTTAATAAAAGGAAAAAGAGATTATGAACGCATTCAAGCAGATGGGAGATGGGTTATGGATGGTGGGATGATGATGAAGATGCTTTTTAAATATTTATCTCGTTAATTCATCAACATCTAGTAGACTATTAAATTTAGATAAAGCGATTTCTTGTTCAGCTCCTTTAGGTTTCTTAACTTTTTCGGGCGGTGGAATATAATTTTTGACTTCATTATTCTTTTTCGCTTTAAACATTAAATTTACATTACATTGCGTTTGTAAAAATATATTTTGATCTTTTCTTATAGGAATATTAAATTTTACTGGCAAACTTAAATATCCTATCGCATGATATAATAATGGTAATCTAGCACTTCTTTTACCACAAGTGTAATTATTCCTGAAAAAACGATACAAGCTTTGTATTTGTATTTTAGTATTATTATCTCTCTCATTCGTTTCATAAAAGATTATTTCCCATAACAACCATATAGGATCTTTACAATATTTAGGATCTACACTATCGATGTCTCTACATTCTATCTCAAATTTTACTTTTTTCTTTTTGTTTATTTTTTCCCATTGTATTAACCAAGCTACCCAATAAATAGCATCGTGATAACCACCGTTTTTATTTTTAAGATGAAATAAAAATTCATTCATTACAATTTTTAATTCTTCTGGGTCAGTAAATCTTATAATATATGAAGGTAAAACTTGCATCGTTGCTTTTAATTTATTTTGTATATTTCCATATTGAAAATCATTTTCATTAACTTTTGGATATTTATCATATCGGTTGGTTTTTGGTGAACCAGTAATAGTTACCACTAAATCAAAATATAAATTTCTTACACTCAGTGTATTTCTTAAATGTATTAATTGGTCTTTTTCTTTTTTGCCTATATGATCATAACTAGAAACAAAAGTTAAATATCTTCTCCATAAATATTGAGGTAAATTAGGAGAATTTATATGAACAATTTTTGATGATAATATTACTAATTTTTCAAATAATTCTATACTATAACCAGAACAGATACATTCAGTTATCCAATAACAAGATTCTTCTATTTTACCTTCTTCTATACATTTAAATAATTTATTTATAACATCTCGTTTTTTAAAATCTGAAAAAGTTTTATCTTTAAAAGCTTCTAAAGGTCTCGGATCAATAATTAAATAATCACTATTCATAATAGTGTTAAATTATAAAAAAGTATTTAAATTTATATTTATCTTCTTCTACGACGAGTTTTAGATTTTCTACGTTTAGATTTTCTTCTTTTAGATTTTCTCCTTTTAGATTTTCTTTTAAGACCCCCCCTTCCCCGCGACAAAATTTATTATGCTTATCTTTTCATTTTCACTTAAACTTTCAGAAAACTCTTTAAATTTTTGTCCCCCTTTTAAATATTCCTGAAGGTTCTTAAACGGTTCTGTCGCTCCATAACCTAATGAATTTAGTTTTTCACTTAATGTTTCACTTAACTTACTCATTTATATTATATATATTTTTTTTATTAAAAATTATTTTTTTATAAAAAAGAATTAATATTTTTATTTAAATTTATATTTATCTTCTTTTAGATTTGGATTTTCTTTTTCTTCTTTTAGATTTAAGTTTACGAGATTTACGTTTATGAGATTTACGTTTTATATTTTTCTTTCTACCACCTGTTTGTTGAGCATCGGCATCGGCGTTGTCATTACTAATATTTAATTGGATATCCCCGTCACGAAAGGGTTGTTGAATCATTTCCATATACCCTGACGCCTCGGGCCAGGCGACTATTATTTCACTTCCAGCTTCATAACCATCAAATGCTGAGCTTCCTCTAAATTTAAATAATTCTTGATTACCCAATCTTAATTTATATTCTAGATCGGGATCATAATTAGCTGGAAGAGTAAACTTGAATGATAAATCGATAGGTCCTGAATAACTTTCATCGTCGTACATATATATTTATATACTATAAATATATTTTTTTTTGATAAAATAATATTATTTATTCATTAAAAATCATTTCTTGTTCATCATCTAAACCTTCGTCGCCATAAGTAGTATCTTCATGATCATATTCTTCATCGTAATCATAACCACCTTCTTCATCTACTTCTCCGCTTGGGCCATGTGTATCCATTATATCTGAAGTTTCACCAGTTAAAACTTCAAGTTCTAAATTAGCATCTTTATAAATTTCATTTAACCTTTCACTTCTCTCACTTTCAGTTTGTGTATTGTATTCATCACTATTCACATATTCACCAGCTTTTGCTGAACCGATTTTATAAAATAATGATATACCCATCTTATTTTTTTCCATGATTGCTAAACGTTCTTCTCTACTAGCATTATCTAAACTATCAATAATAATTTGTTTTTCTCTTTCTTTTTGTTTTGATAACCGATTTGCTAAATCTAATTTTTGTTCATTTAAGAATAACCACGATGGATCATAATGTTGAAACATAATATGAGTACATAAATCCATAAAAAACATACTATAAACTTCAATCATATCATCAATACTATCTTCATCTCTCATTTCTAATGACTGAAACAAATCATTCGCATCTTCTGTTACATCGGTTCTCGATTCAATTAAACTTCTTATCGTTTCAACAACAGTATTTAGCAACTTAATAAAATGATATTTCATATATATATCAGAATATCTATGATTGTATTTCATACTATCCGAACCCTTTAATAAGTCTAAATCTTCAAATAGGGGCAATAATTTATCAGATAAATATTGAAAATATAATAAATATTCATCTCTTTGTTTGTAAACATTAAAACCAGTATATCTATCTTTTGTTTTCATAAAAATATTATTATGTAAATATAAATAAACTTCAGAATTGTCTCTATCCATAAAAGTATTGTATTCATTTAGTACACCGTCTGAACACTTCCATGATTTAGGTAATGTAATTTTATATTCATTTTTGTTTCTTAATCTTGATAATATATTTCTTATATCACTTAAATAACCATATAAATGTTTATATTTTAAATTTGTATCTTTGATAAATAAACCAAAAATATTATTTAGATTTTCATTGTTAAATAAGATTCTACCAGTATTAAAATCTTTAAAAATACCTATAAACCTGCGTTTCTGTTCTGATGTTATCTTATCACTAGTTGTTAAAAATTTACATATATTTTCTATATATTCATCAGTTTTCATCACTAATCCTGAAAATTCAGATTTTGTATCTATATCTAATTTATCACTAATTTTCTTTTCAGGATATGTAATTATATGTTGAAATATATCATATAATTTTGAATTATCATGTTTTTCTAAATAACCTTTGAACCTGTTTTCTAAACGATTCATTAAAATAAGATTATTAATGATATCTGTATCATATTCATTTCTCGGTTTATATATACTATGAAACGGCAATGAATGTTCTTTTCTTAGATCTTCTAATATCTTATTAAAATTTTCTTCATTCGTATCAAAAGATTTAAATTTTATTTTTTCAACTCTTGGGTGTTCTATTAATGCTAAATTTGGATAAAAACGATGATAAGATAAATCTTCATAACGCTTAACTATATTATTTAATTCATCTTGGACATAAATCATAAATAAACGCTGAATACTATTAGGTATTTCATTACCATCTAAATCATATTCTTTCTGTTCACTTAATCTACCAAAAGGTAATTCGGGATAAATTATAGGTGGTTTATAAAAATATATTCTTTTAGGTTTTGTATTTAATAATGGTAAATCATAATTATTTACTAAATTATGAATATATTCATTGCAAGATCTATAATCTGAATAACAAGATGCTATCTTATTATCTTTTGAACCATATAAAGCTAGTAAATCGGGTATAATCTTGGTTCTTAATTTATGTATATCTAACTTATCAGATTTACCATGTTTTGTAAATATTTTTAAAATATCTTCACTCATGCCACTATCCTCAATTAATTTATCAATTGTCATGCTAATAAATAAATTATTATCTCGTTTACCATAGAGAGAAACAACTGTTCTTAATAATACTTTAAAAGGATTACTTTTATAAATTTCAATTTCAGGGATATTTAATCCTTTTGAAATATCTTCTTTAAATGAAATACTCTTGCCTCTTATAAAACTACTATTTTCTATTGTGAAACCACCATATATTTTACGATAATATTGAATATCTCTTTCACTAATACCTTCTAAGAACCGATTTGTATCTAATACAGCTAAATTATTAGATAATGGTTTAAATGTAGTCCATTCTTTTTTAAGATATTTAGCACTTTTACTGTATATATAATCTTCTAGTTTAGATACTCTTTTAACTATTCTCGGAAAATTTGGATTTAATAAATATTGTATGATTAAACCTAATTGAATTTCTACACTATTTGTATTGTATTCTTTTTCATTGTATAAATCTAAACTATCAGACCATATTTCTTCAGTATTATATTTTTCACATAAGCGTTTTAATTTCGCACATATATAATTTATTACACCATTATTTATCTTTTTATCCTCTATATCTAATACGATATAAGATCTTTTACTATTTGTAAAATATGTTGGAACAGATGTTTGAACAATTAATAATAATAATGCTGTTAACATTAATAGTATATTTGTATTTTTTAACCATCGTTGAAATTCATAAACTACATTTTCACGTTGAGTTTTATATTCTTTCTTTTTCTTTTTATCTTTTTCTTTTTTCTCTAAAGATTTGATTGTTTTTATTTTACTCTGAACCCGTGGATGAATATCTGTTTTAGATACGTTCATCATACCATAACGTTTATCTGATAGTATATCATTCTCTAAAAGCTCAAATGATAATAATATTTCATATTTATCATCATCTCTTAAATCAATGCCCATGCTATCACTTAAATCGTCTATAATTTTTACATATTTTTCATATTTATCAAATGTTTCACTTCTTATTAAATCTTCTTCGCCTTCCGTAGTTAATACTTCTCTTGTTGACATAGGTTTATCACCTTCATAACCATCAAATAATGTAGTATCTTCATTGCATAAACTACAACCACATACCCTACATGAAATAATACCATCTTTTGGTGGTAATCCATATATACTTTTCATCGTATTAAATATATCATTATCATTTGATATATTACATTCATAAAGATAATGTTTACATAATAATTTCTTATCATTGTATTTATTATATAAATAATTACTATCTTCGTATTCTTTTTCCGATGAACGAGTAAATAAATCTATAAAACGTTTTAAATACTCATTTCTTTCATCTCGTTTTTTCATACTAAATATTAAATCATAAGATAATTTTACCCGCTTTTCATCATCTATACTTTCTTTTTTGAAATCTAAATCACTCTCATCTCTTTTATAATAATACTTCTTACTCTTATAACTCTTAATATTATCTTTTAATTTATCATTTAATTTTTCTCTGTCACCCAATGATAAATCTCTCAGTGAAATATCATATTTAAATAATGCTTTTTCAATATCATCATAATTATATAATTTATCTCTTAACTCATCACTTAATAATAAACTTCCTAATTCATTGTATAAATCAACTTTATTTATATTAATTTCCCCATAATCATTTTCTACAAGGCTATGTAATAAATATTTGTCGCTACTTCTCTCTTCGTTATCACTATTTACTATATTAGATTCTTTTATTTTTTCTTTTTTATACATATTCAGAGAACTATTTAAATTATCATAAATATATTTCTCAAAAACACTGAATCTATCAAGAGTATTCATATTTACTGAATAAATAAATTCATTAAATGGTTCTTCTAATAATCCTATAATTCTTAAACGATTTGGTAAAATTATTGATTCTTCACTACTCTTTATAACTTTATTATTTTTACGTTCATCATAAGTATAAGCACCATTAGGGCCAAAGCAATTATCATCTTGTAAACAATTTCTCAAATAAGTATCACTATATTCTTCTGTATTTAATCCATAACCATTAGTATTCTCAATAGGTTTACTATATTTGATATTATTGTTTATATATTCTTTATAACTTGTAATATTTGTTAAATTATTGATTTCATCAGTTAATTCGGTTTCTAACATTTTTTTATCATAAAGTTTTAAACTATCATCTATAATAGGAATCATATATGATGGAATAGTATTTTTATGAATCTCTTTATAATTTATCATTTGTATTAAAACATCAAGAGTTTGTTGAACCGATTTTATTTTATAATCGTTATCATAAATATTCATAGAATGTATCAAAGCTGATAATAAATCATCGCTCTTTGCTAAATCACTATAAATTTTATCTAGTAAAACTTCGGATTCAAAATCTATTTCTACATATTCTTCACTCTCTTCTTCTAAAGGATCATGAGGCATTACTTTAATCATATCAAGTATTTCATAACTATCAGTATTCATTAAAATCTCGCCTCCCTCAAAAAGAAATGAAAATTCTCTTTCGTCTTCATCTACTAATTTTAATAAATTTTGTTGAGGTAATATTTCAGTGATTTTACCTAAAAAGGGTTTACCTTTATCTTTTAATAAGATTATAATAAAATCACCTATATCATAAGAGGTTTCAATTTCATCTCTTTCAGGTAATGCATTCAGACTACCGTAATCTTCACTTAATTCACTACTCACTTCAACATCCTCACTTACGAGGCTATCTTCTAATATATGTTCTTCGCTTGCTTCATCTAATAATGGTTCATCTATATCAAGATTAGTATGAATAGGTATTTCTTCTCTGTCAGTATCCATTATTATATTGTATGGATATTTTTTTAAAAAATATTAATCTTAAAAAGATATTTAACCTGATTATGGTTGACATTTTACAGGGTAATAATTAAAGTTTTGATTATTAACTGTAGTTAGATTTTCATTAGCATATATATAACAACGATAATTACCGAGATAATTATTAAATGAGAAAGAATTACAAGTATCTTTCCCCTGACAATCGAAGCAATAATCTTCACATCTCCTGACACTATTTACACGGGAAGATACTATAGGATCTACTATATTTCTATCTGGTTTTACTCCTGTTAATTTTATATCATCACAAATAGGTAAATCTGTATCTTGTGTTCCAGATGTTTTTCCTCCACTTTATGATACCCGACACTTTGGATAAAATGACCAAGAAAGATAACCTTCATTAATAAATACACCATAAGGCTCTATCGATCCAATTGATTCACTTACAATGCAATTCCTTGAGGGACCCAGCCCCGCCTGGTCTATATCAGAATATGCAAAACTTTGACATGATGCGCCGAGAGTAGCACACAAACCTGAACAAACTTGTAAATTATCCGCAGGAACCGCGCCAAAACCACCCTCGGCTATTTTATTCGGCACAGCAACTTGACTACAAATAGGTAACTCTGTATCAGTTGATACTACTGCTTCAGTTGATACTACTGCTTCACAACAAGTTTCTAAAGTATTACCAACAATCGTATTTTTATCAAGTTTATCATTATAACCTGTTTGGCAATCAAAATCATTAATAGAGTCATAATTTCCACTACAAAAACCGGTTTTATTTTCGCAACCAGTTAAACTATAAGGTTCACCATCATAAGGTTCGACAAAACGCTGTCTACACACATGAGCTTGGGCAACAGCCGTAGTACTAGAACCGTAACCATCCACACATTCAACATCAACAGAAAAATTATGTCTTTCTAAACTTGTTACATTCGTAATATTATAACCAGTTATATCACTTGGTTGTGTACACATATATGGGTCACAACCATCAAGAGTATATTCTCCACCTGGTGTATTACAATTAGATTGAGGTGTTCCATGATAATTGGTATCACAAGAAACACCTGTTATATCACCAACCCCTACAGGTAGAATAGCAGGTAAATTACCAGTATAACCAGTCGGTATTGAACCAGGTGAAGTACACCCTTGTTCACAGCAAGTACCTAAATCAACACCACCCGTTACCACATCACAAGTAGGTCCATTACACGCTGTACCAGCTGAATCTGTTTTATATAAATAACCCACTGGGCAATTTCCAGAAACCGTGCTACAGGTAGCATTCGCTACAACATCTTCGTCATTGGCTCCACCATCTTGATTAGGTCCACAAGCTTGTGTATTACAAGGTCGTGATTCAGGTGTTGCCGGACATGGAGTTCCCCCATATTGAGGTTGTTTTGTTACAGTATAAGCCCTTGTTTGTGTTCCTCCACCACAAGTTACAGAGCATTCCCCAAAATCTGACCAACTACCCTCACAATTAACCGATTTATTACAACAAGTATCTTTGTCATCTGATTCTTTACAAACACTATCTTTACAATAAATCTTATCAGAATTATCTTTACCTTCATAACCAGTTTGACATGTGTATTCACTACATTTTTGTTTACTATTACAACAAGTATCTTTGTCATTTGAATCACAAGTTAAACTATCGCATTCTGTATCTTTTTTAGATTCATTCTTTACATAATCATCGGGACATTGATAATCACTACAAGTTTCTTGATAAAAATACAAACCAATTAAACCAAATAATAATAAGCATAATAATAAAAACCATTTTGGATATGAAAATGGAAATTTAATTATAAATTCGATTATTACCCTGATATAACTTTTTTTTTCATCATCACTCATAATCTCGTTTATATTTAAAAATAAAATAATATGTAATACTATCCAACTATGGAACTTCAAACATATATAAACAATCATTCAGATTTTATTTCAGATTTCAAGAAACTTGGTTTTAAAGTAAATACTTTTAAAGATTTAAAAATCATTTCATATCCTTATGATAAGAAACCCCTTTATGAATCTAATTCCGATTTTTATAAATTATATTTAAGAGGAGCAATAATAGATAAAAAGAACAAGGTAGTATGTTTACCACCTGTAAAATCATTTGAATATACAGATAATTCTACTATTTCTACTGAAAATCTGGATAATGATATTGTTTATGAAACATTATTAGATGGAACTATGATTAATTTATTTTATCATAATGATAAATGGTTAATTAGTACTCGTTCAGAAATCGGTGGATACAATAAATGGCAAGATAAAAAATCATTCAGAGAAATGTTTGATGAATGCTGTAATTTAGACGAAAATATTTTAGATAAATCTATGTCTTATTCATTTGTAATGAGACACAGAGAAAATAGAAATGTAGCTCCTATTCATGATAATATTCTTATCCTTGTAGAAGCTTATCGGTATAGTGATGATACTATAGAAAGAGTAGATATTTCACAATGTAAACATTTTGATTGTGAAGTAGTTGATCAGTATAAATCGAGAGATGAATTTATGAAATTTTATGAAGGACCTGTAATACCTTATTATATCAAGGGATATACTATTAAATATGGATCATTTAGATATAAATGGTTAAATCCCTTTTTTGAAGAAGTAAGAAATCTTAAAATTAATATGAATAATCATTTATTAAATTATATTGAATTAAGGAGAGATGGAAACCTTAAAAAGTATTTGAGATATTTCCCTGAACACAGTCATCTGTTTAATGATTATAAATCCAAGATTCATCATCTGAGTAATGAATTATTTAATACCTATAAGAATGTATATATTCATAAGAGTCTGGAGAAAGATGATATTCCTTATCATTTAAATCCATTAGTTTATGATATTCATGGTAAATATCTGAAATCAAAAGAACCTACAACTTGGCAAACAGTTAAGGATTATATTCATACAATTCCTAGTAAGAAATTAGCTTTCGCCATGAATTATTTATAATCTAAACATGTTTCTCAAGTATCGTTTTACTATTCATTAAAATATTATTGAATTCTGTTTCACTTAAACCTTTTTCTATGAATTCTGCTAATTCTTCGGGAGTAGATACACCAATACAATTATATCCTGATTTAAAAGTCGAACCAGCATTAATCCAATCTAAATGTAAAATCAATACTGTATCTTGATGAATAGCTTCTAAAAAAGTATATTGAGTTCCCCCCCCATCTCCTTTAATTATTGACATATCAATCATATATTTCGCATCTTTTAAAATACTACAATCTTCATATGTTGGTGATAAATTTTTAGGAAACCTACCTTTCCAATAATCACTAAAATTTAATTCTTTTAATTTATGATGAACATATAATCTATTTTCAGCACCGAATAAATATATATGTTTTTTAGGATCTTTTAAAAGTTGATTACATTTTAAAATGATATCTGTATTTTTATCAAAATCTATACGAGATATAGATACACATTCATAACCCAATCCTTTACATTTAGGTAATACATAAGAATAAAAAGGATGAGGCATAAATTGTGATTTTACATTGAATTTATTTATTAAATATTCTTGAACACTTTCTCGTATAGTAATTATTTTAAAATGATTCAGTAAAATATTATCATTCTTACCTGTGGTTTGAACAAGTGGATTAGGATTTTTTTTATTTGGTTTACATTCAGTAGGATCATGAATAATTACTTTAGTGTTTTCAGGAAATAAATATAAATATTCATAATAATGTTTATCAATTGCTGTAATTAATATATTTTTTAATTTGATGACTTCTTCTATATTTATATTTTGATATTTACATTCATAACCATAATTACGTTTAAATTTTTCATTTCTACCGGCTATTTTATAAATAGGTACTTTATATTTATGAGATAGGTGAGCTGTAAATGTTACCCATCCACCATAAACTGGCTTCGCTAAATATAATAAATTATCAAAAGGTTTCAATTTTTCATCATTTTTTTCATTAACACCATAATTTAAAATTAAATCCATTTATAAAAGATAAAGATAAAAAATTTATTTATTCTAACTTAATACCATGTCCTTTTTTCTTCTTTTCGGGTTCTGTTGAAACAGTTATATTAAGACTCTTAATATTAGGATCTTTTTTTGTAATATCAGCTTTGCCTTTTTCTACTCTTATATTTTTAAATACTGGTTCTTCCTGTTCTTCTTCGGGTTTTTCTTTTCTTTCTTCCTTTTTACTTTCTTCCGGTTCTTTTTCAGGTTTATCTATATCAGGTTTCTTTGGTTTATCTATATCAGGTTTATCTATATCAGGTTTCTTTGGTTTATCTATATCAGGTTTATCTATATCAGGTTTCTTTATTTTCTTTGGTTTATCTATATCAGGTTTATCTATATCAGATAATTCTTTTACTTCTATTTCTTCTTTCGGTTTACCTTGACTCTCTTCCATTATTTTATATAAAGGGTCTACTTTATCATGTATTTCAATACTTTTTGTGACCGTGCGTTTGGGTTTTTTTATTTTCTTTTTCTTCTTTCTTGTTTTTTTCCTTCGTTTAGAGAATTCATTAAAATTTTCTAATAAATTGTTTTCTACCGGTTTTAACCGAATACCCACATCTCCAACTCGTTTATGTTTCACTTTAGGCATCTATATTATTTAAATAGATAAATTTATAATAGATTATCTTTATGCAACAATATTATAAGCAAGGTGAATTAGAAATTGGTTTAGATGAAGCTGGTAGAGGATGTCTACTAGGTCCAGTATTTACAGCAGGTGTTATTTTAAATGATATATCAATGAATAATCCTCCTTATGAAATAAAAGATTCTAAAAAGTGTTCACCAAAAGTTAGAAGAGAGTTAAGAAAATATATTGAACAAAATAGTATAGCTTATTGCGTTGAAAAAATAGATGTAGAAAGAATTGATAAAGTAAATATTTTAAATGCTACTATGGAAGGAATGGAGAAATGTGTTGATAATATTACATCTGTAATAAATGTCGATAGATTATTAGTTGATGGAAATACTTTTCATACTTATATGGATAAATCTACTTTTGATCATATACCTCATGTATGTATTCCAGGTGGTGATGATAAATATTTAAATATCGCGGCGGCTTCAATCCTAGCAAAAGAATATCACGATGAATATATCTTAAAATTATGTGAAAAGAACAGTGTTTTAAATAATTATGATATTCAAAACAATAAAGGGTATGGAACTAAATCTCATATGCTAGCCTTAAAAGAATATGGACCAACAAAATTTCATAGAAAAACTTTTAAACCTTGCCAAGTGAAATAGCAAATAGCAAATGAAATAGAAAATAAAAAATATTATATATATATATGAAATTAGAAAGTAGAGATGTCGTCCATATTACATTTGAAACATTGAGCAGTAACTGGATGTCACCGTCAAAAAAACTTGAAACATATAAATTTGAAGTAGAAAATATTAGAGAAAATAATAAAAAATTTAATGTTGAACTTATTTTATTAGAAGGATTGGGGGGTGAGAACAGTGTTTTAAATATACAACTTGATGGAGATTATGAATTATTAAAAACTGATGGTGAATTAGGTGAAATAATTCCATTTATTTCAAATATTGGAAGAAATGAAGAAGAAGAAATAGAGGATCTAGAATTTGAAGGCGAGACATTAGAAGATCTAAATGAAGAGATTAAAGAAGGTGTTGATGATGGCATTATAAAACCTCCATCCCAATTAGAAATAGTGGAAAAACAAAATAAATTCAATTTAAGATACCAAGACGAGATTATTATTAAAAAAGATGGTCAAGAGTTTTCCTTAAATTATCAATTTGAATTAGAGGATTCAAATGGGACAAAAATAACATTTGCTAATGGGGAATTTAGGATTGGGTGTATTTTTTCTGGTAATAGAAACAAACAAGGTTATTATGAATGCTATATACTTAGAATCAATAACCCACCCGAAAATATAAATTTCCAGGTAAACGACCAATTTTATTTAAAAAAATCAAATAGACTAGTTAGACTTATCTTAGCAAAAAAGAGACTCGCTTTAGGTAAATTATCAGAAGAGCATAATTTACCATTTGATTTGGTAGATTTAATATATAGGCACTTACCTAAGGAAAATGATAAAGATGAAACAATATTTCTGTTACCAGAATTACCTGTTCGCCCATCCAGTCGTGGAGGGGGTATGATAAAATCTAAAAAGAAAAAGAAGAAAAAAAACACTAAGAAAATAAAGAAATCAAAGAAAACACGAAAACCACGAAAACGTAGAAGATCAAATAAAAATTCTAAAAAATAATATATTTTATATTAGTATAAAACTGTCTAATCTATGACAGTCTGTTTCGATAAAAACATATATATAAAAACTTTTGATGATTCAGATGATTCTGATGAATCTGCTATTTATCCACTTAAATTAAGGAAATGTAAAGATTTTGATGGTCCTAATAATTTTTCCATAATCTGGAATCAATTATTAATTCTTTTACACAACAATAAAATATATGATAAAAATACATTATGTGAAAAATTTAATCCTAAAATATTAAAATTATATCAAAAAGATATCTTAAATGAAATAGATAATAATCTTTACAAGTTTATAGAATTAAAATATAATTCAATTACCCTTTATTACAATAAATATCATATCAAAAGAGATAAGAATATTATCTTAAAATTGTTAAATTTATATAAACTCTTGGATAAATTATAATCTTTTATAGCCATGAGTTAATATATATTCATAAGGATAACAATGTTTTAATTCTTCATCACCATTTTCTTTATAACCGATATGATTATCTTTAAATTGGCCCAAAAAAGAACTATGTCCTACAATTGCTATTTTTTTTTC